GTATTGATTAAAGGCATTTTTTCGACCGTCCGGCTGGGCGGCTGGCCGGACATTTTGAGAAAGAAAATTATGAAAGTTGAAATCAAATATTTTGTCGATGAAAAAACTGGGATTACTTACATAGTCTGGAAAGATGGTACAATTCAGCCGTTGTCAAGTATCCCATGCGGCGTATCATTTATTCCCGAAAACGTCTTAAAACAAGGGTGCTTTACATCGGACTGAATCGAGTTCGTGCCTGTAATGAAGTCCTGCGAATCGAAATTTTAAGAAAAGAGGTGAAATATGAACAAAGTACATTATTCAAGCAAAAGTAATGAATGGGAGACTCCGCAAGAGTTTTTCGATAAGTTGAACCTGCTGTATCATTTCGACCTGGATGCTTGTGCGTCCAAAGATAATGCAAAATGTGCGGAATACTTTTCTATAATGAATACCGCTCTCGATAAGAATTGGCTCGAATATGGTCGATCTGCCTGGATGAATCCGCCTTATGGGCGCCAGATAGGTCTATTTGTTCGCAAGGCTGCGATAGAGGCACGAAAGGGCTGCCAGGTGGTCTGTTTGCTGCCTGCCCGGACAGACACGGCCTGGTTCCATGAATATTGCACCGGAGCTGATGAGATATTCTTTCTCAAAGGCCGCTTGAAATTTGGGAACCCGAAAAACTCCGCGCCGTTTCCGTCAATGGTTGTGATTTTCAGACCAGCTATTGAACGGCGTAACCAGAACAATCAAGCTGTTTATACTTTATGAGGTGAAATATGGCAACATTAGCAATAGTCCCGTTCGCCGTCTTAATCGCTGTTGGCCTGATATACTGCGTGATTGCAGGAAGTAAATAAGCATTGTTTGCGTTATGCCGGGTTAGTAGGTTGACTTGCACTCCGCCGAAAGCCCGGCACATTTTACTAAGGAGAGTTTAAATGTTGGATAACATAGAGATATTACAACTACATGCGTTTCAGAGCTTGTTTAGCCGGCGTATGGAGAATGAGCACATGACCCCGGAAATGGCTTTTGCTTCGTCTATTGCAGATACTTCGGACGATGTATTTGAGAGGGCATTATCAAAGCGGCCTGATTTAGTGAATAAATGGCTTTCAGAGTTTGAATCAAAGAAAATAAATAGAAAGAAGGTGAACAATGAATTATGACGATTTTGAAGAAGATGATTATCATAAAGACCAGGAGCGCAAGAATTGTGATTTTGTGGCCTGTTCTGTGTGGTTTATAATTTTTCTGATATTTATCTCTATAATGCTTGGCTGCTTCCAGTGCGGTCGGGCTTATGGCGGTGAAAATGAGATGGATAAACTGATAGACGCCATTGGGATTGTCGAAAGTAATAATAACGACAGTGCAATTGGGGACAGCGGAAAGGCCATAGGACGCTACCAAATCCACAAAGCATACTGGGTGGATGGTTGCCAGTATCTAAAGGTCGATTGGCCGTACAGCGAAGCCACAAACGCTAAAAAGGCAAGGCAAATTGTCCGTGCGTATCTAAAAAGGTATGGTAAAGGCAAAACGATTGAACAATTAGCAAGAATTCACAATGGCGGGCTAAACGGCTACAACAAAGAGGCCACAATTAAATATTGGCTTAAAATTAAAAGGGAGCTTGAAAAATGACAAATGAATACTTCGACTATATACAGGCTGAGCAGGACATTAGCTACTATACCGACAAGATGGTCCAGCTTCAGCACGCTCTTGATATGGGCGTTTCAATCGAGTGCCGGACTATGGTAGAAAAGTCAATCGCATTTGCGCATAAGCAGATCGCACGTATCAGACTGGCGATGGTATTAGCAGCAGAATACGACCTAACCAAACTCAATTAAGGATTAAACAATCATGAAGCAGGCAGTTATTTATACCCGGTTTTCGCCGCGTCCTAAAGCTACTGATTGCCTATCCTGCGAATACCAGCTTGAGCGATGCCTTGATTACTGTAAGTACATGGGCTTCGATGTTTTAGCCACTTACGAGGATAGAGCGATATCCGGCAAGAATATAACCGAAAGAGAGGGTTTCCAGGCTGCGTTAGCAAAAGTTTTAACCATGAGGGACGATGGTATATTGGTTGTGTATAACATGTCGAGAATGGCTCGCTCAACGATAGATGCCATAAATATCTGTAATAGGCTCCATAAAGCTCACTGCGACCTTGCAATGATAACCGAACAAGTTGATACATCAACTCCTATGGGCAGATACGTATTCAAGATGATGGCGGCGTTAGCTGAATTTAACCGGGAGGCAACATCAGAAGAAACGAGCTTGAGACTTCGGCACATGCAGAAGAACGGCATCAAGGTATCCCGGCTTCCCCCTTACGGCTGGCACGAGGACCCGTTCAATAAAAAACGGCTAATCCCGGACTCGCACGAGCAGGGTATTTTAGACTTAATACTGAAGCTCAATACGAGGGATGGGCTTAACGCATGGGATATACAGAAGGAACTTAACAGACGCAACTTAAAAACCAGAACCGGCGGAGAATGGGGACACAGTACAATTTACAAGATACTCTATCGGCACGTAACCAAAGACAAGCAGCTTATTGATATACCCAGACGATGAAGTAACCAAATCCCACAAATAAAAAAGAGACGTCTATTTAAGGGCGTCTCTTTTGTTTTTAACCTGGTTACATGCGATATTTCAATCTTCAGATTCAGATTCGCCATCTTCCTTGACCTTGACGAGTTCGTCACGGGGTGTAACTGTAATCTTGAACCCGTCGAGATTCAGGGTAATCTTGCCATCGACCGGCTTTGCCCCGGACTCTTTAATCAAGCCCAGAAGGATTTGCTTTTCCTCTTTTTCGATAGCAAGGGCGGCAACACGTTCCTGCATAGCTGCCTTGTACTTCTTGGCATGTCGGATGATTTCCTTACTGTTTTCAGGCGAAATGTCAATAAGGGGTATCTGTTCGCCTTCTGCCACTTCGACCTGCTCTTCCTGCTCAATAGTCTTTTCCATAGACTTTTTGGGCTTAGCTGTTTTGCCTTTCATATAGGCTCCTTTCTTAGAATATTCACTGTCTTTTGGTGTTGCAAATTCATCAAATACGTAATATGTTATTTTTTTCTTGCTCATGTTAAATTATTGTAGTCTTTTTCGCCTGCCGTATTCTGCAATCAATAACCCATCGGCGTTGGCATGGGTAATTTTTTCATTTGGGAACAACTGCTGTGCTTTCTGCTTGGTAACGTTCTTATCGCCTTTGTTCTGGCATGATAGTGCTTTCTGCCATGTCTGTGGAGTAACGAACTCAAACGGTATCTTGAGTGTCACCAAGACACCTTGAAGAAAACCAAATCCAACTCCAAACTTGAAGGATGAAGCAACTCCCTGTTTCGGCATAGAATGGACGTTTTCGATGTAAGCAAAAACTGTTTCTCCTTCTCTCCATTCTGCAAGAGTTTCAGATATATCAGCTTGTGTAATCTTATTAAAACAGACACAATCTACCGAACCATCCGCTCTAATTAAAACAGCAGAGCCATTACAGCCTGGGTCAATTCCTATAATATTTTCCATTAAAATCTCCTTATCTGTCTTTTGAATTTCTGCCCATCACTTAGGGAAATCCATTTGACTGGTTGTGTATTCCGGGGCAATATCATTGAAGGTGGTGAATTCGTCCCGAAACACAAGTTTGGCTATACCGCAGCGGCCTCGCCTGTTCTTTGCAACTATTACCTCGGCTATGCCGTCGAACTCAGACGGGTCAATATCCGCCTTCTTTTGCTTGCGATATTGGTCTTCTCTATGCAGAAACAGGATTATATCAGCATCCTGCTCCATGGAGCCGCTTCCTTTCAAGTCACTCATTCTCGGCCTGTGTTCGTCCCGCTTGTCAACCTCTCGATTCAAATGCGATACGCAAACAACCGGGATATGCAATGCCTGGGTAATCTTTTTGAGCTGGCGGCTGATGATAGTCAATCGCTCATACTCTTTTTGTATTGGCGGATTCGTCTGCATAAGCTGAATATTATCTACCAGAACCATATCGACAGACTTAACTCGCTGTGCTGCTGAAAGTATTGCGTACATCTTGCGTGCGTTTTCAATGTTCTCATAGATGAATATACCGTAGTCGCTCAATTCCTCGGCTGTCTTGAGGGCATTGTCGAATTCATGTTGCGGCGGGTTGCCCTTCCAACTATCGGCGTTTATGCCTGCCACAGAACATATTGCTCGCTGGATTAAACTCTCGGCTGACATTTCCATCGAGAATATTATTACCCGCTTGCCCGCCTTCGCCATACGCAAAGCAATATCGCAACCTAAAGTTGTCTTGCCCATACCTGGACGGCCTGCGATTATCACATACTCAAAATTGTAGAACCCACTGATTATCCGGTCTAAATCCTTAAACCCTGTCTTAATAAGATGTTTTTGTTCGGCAAGTGTTACAACCGATTCAGCGGCCTCGTTCTTAAAGGTATGCACCTCTACATCTTTTTCGACCTGCATGTTCAGGGCAAGGGTTTGAATCCGTTCAATGAGCTCGCTTGAATCGCCTATGCCGTCCGGGACTTCTTTAATCTGTTGGATAACTTGTAACATATTCCTGTAGTTGAATTTTTCCCGGACTATTTTAGCGTAATATAGGGCGTTGGCTGATGACGGCACGTTGTCGAGAATCTTGCTGATGAATTCGGGACCGCCGACATCATCAAGTTTTTTAATTCTTTTAAGTTCCGTCCTGAGCATCACGGCCTCAATGGGCTTGTTCTTGATAAACAGGCTGATTATCGCATCAAAGATTATTTTGTGCCTGTCATCAAAGAACATATCTGTCCGGGTGATAATACCCAAAACCTCCGGTATGCACTGGTCATCTATAATCATTGATCCTATAACAGCGGCCTCAGCCTCTATACTCCAATATTGCGTAGGGTCTCTCAATGTTTCGGTCATATACTACCATCCGTCTATTTCCCTGCCGAGACGCCTGTCTTCGTCAGGTCGGCACATCAACATCCTCTTCTTTCGATGTCAAGTTGCCGTGGAGTTTTACCTTGCTTATTTTTAACTTGTTCAGGAGCATCTTTATTATTTCTAAGCTGCCATTGCCGCATAGCCAGCTTTAAATCAACGATGGGCAATCCGTTGCCCAACACCCATCCCTGGCACCCGTACTTCGCATAGAACTCAGAGACTTCCCTGTCTGACATACCTAACAGATAACCGACATCTTTGCATTCCTGCTCTGTGTAACTATGCGGCCTTGCAGTCTCACTCGATAACATCGTGCCCTGCTCAAGTTCATGTAATAACTGAATCGCTTCTGTCAATTCGTCACTGTAGCTACCTTGTGAACCCGGCTCAATGTTTTGTTTCTGGTCATCAAATCTATACTGGGTATCACGGACAAGCCACCTCAAACTGCGCAGAATCCGTTGCCTTAGTTGTGGATCAATCAGCATCTTTCACTCCTTTTTGATTGCTTGTTCAATTTTACTTGGAAGCGATTCAGGGCCAATACATTCAGAATCATAAGTATTATAAATTATTGGAAGTGCTTCTTTTAGTAACCCTTCCAGTTCCTTAACCTTTTCGTCAAGCCTCTCAATAATATGCCAGCCTGCTTCTTTATATTTTTGAGCATCTTCACAGACAAAGCATGTCCAATCTTCTTCCCTATTAACACAACCAGAACAAACTGAATATTTTTTCGAAATCATATTACTCTACGCTAAAACAGTCACCAGTCCAAGACAATAGCCGCATTTGTCATTCTTTAACGTTGAGGCCGGTTGTGTGCGGTCGCAGCGTGTGCATTTGTGGGTATCCTTTTCCTTCGGTTCTCCAGGCTCAGGCTCAGTTATTTCCGGGTCTGGCACATTCTCGGGCTCAGGCTTCGGCTCTTCTTTCGGCTTATCCTTAGCCTTCTTACTCTTTGGGGTTTCAGCTTTTGGCTCTTCAGCAGGCGGGGTCACAGGAGTTTCCTTGTCCTTGAGCTTGTTCTTTATGCGGTCTGTAGTCGATACAGGTGGCTCATCTTTTACCGGGGCGGGGAATGCATCTTCAAGTGTCGTTTCGCCGTCTTTTAATGCCGTGCCAAGCCCTATAAGCTGGCCTAATTCGTCCATCCCTATATCCTCGACCTTCCGGCAACCCACAACAGCAAGGATATTCGCCTCGACCGCACCCATCTTTTTCAACTTCTCAATCACTTCTGTTCTCTTGGCCACTAACGAACGCACATCGCCGGTTGCAACCGCTTTGGCCGCCTGCCAAACTGGTTTGATAATTGCCATTGGTATCAGCTTAAATGCCGCGTCCCGGTATGCGATAGACGTGCAGGAATTGACCGCAAGCTGAATATCATCTTCGTCAATTTTATCAGAAAACTTTTTCTTGGTAATTCTGCGTCTTTTTTCAATGGTGATAAGAGCATTGTTTTCAAGGTCGTGACAAACGGCCTGGACAACAACGTGAGGTTCACCGCCATAACTTATTACCTCGACTATGCGAGTGCCTATGCGGATATTACCATAACAATTCAAGGCAATCTCAGCAGTCCTGACAGATGGACCTTGAATCGCTTTTCCGCCCCTTGGTAGCGTGTAGAAACATGCAGCCGCCGTTTCCTCGTCAAGTGTAGCAAGTGTAAGCATATTCTCCTTGACCTTACTGAGCATCTGGGGACTGTGCATTGGATACCGCTTTGCTGTTGAAATCTGCATGTCGATTGAAGCCCTCTCTATCGACTCCAAAGCTGTTACCGTAACTTGTGTAATTTCTTTGTTTTCTTCTGACATAATCTACTCACTTTCTTCTATTTAAATATGTGTGAATGGCCTGTATTAACTCATCTAACATCTGTGAATCGGCAATGTGGATGTGATATGTCACATTCTTATCTTTATTCATTAAATATACAGAGATAACCGACATTATTGCAAAGAAGATTATCGAAATGATTATGAAATTTTCTAACATTTCACTCTTTCAATGTTCCATCAACCAACATAATTCCTGTTTCTGTGGTATCGTCCACAACTTCCTCAAACAACTGATAGTCCGCGTCCTTGACCGCCGCCTCAATAGCGTTCTCAGTTTCCTCGTCAAAGCTGTTGCCGTCCACGAACATAACTTTGAGCTTAGGGTTCATTGCCATGTGGATAGCAGTTCCGATTTCAATTCGCTTAGCCTTATTAACCTGAGACAGCGGCCTTGTCCCGTACTGCGTATCAGTATAGGTAACGCCGTTATCACCCACACCCAGGCCAGGTATCGGCATCTTCGCTTCCTGCAAGGCGTTGGACTTGGCATTTTCGAGTTCTTCAATCTGCTCAGACAGTTTATCATATTCCTCACTATCTTTCGCCGCCTGCTTCTTGCGCTCAATGTAGGTCTTATTGTCCCGGACTTGCTTATTGATTTGCTCAGCATTATTGATTTTAGCGGTTATCACGTCAGTATCAATCAGTGAATGGGCTTGAAGAAATTCCAGGTTCGCTTGGATATATCCTTTAGCTTCGGCAAGTTCCTTCTCTAAGTCCACAACAACTTTACTGAGTCTATCCAGCTCCTTGCCTGTATCCTTAATTACCTCGTTGTATGTATTTGCCTCTTGCAACTGTTTTGATAATTCAGAGACACTGACTTCCTCTTTCGGTGCATCCTCGTGGTGAACACAGGCATCACACAACGCTTTGCTCCTATCAGCCGCCCTGCCGACAAGCGTTCTTTCATCCCTGACCTTCTTAATATTCGTATCGAAATCGTCCAGCTTCACACCCACAAGCTCAAGTAGGACCTGCCTGAGCTTCTTTGGATCGTCATCAAGTAGTGCCAGCGGGTCGAAGCTGACAGGTCCTACGATATCCTTCAAAAGGCTCTGGGGTGACGCAACCGGCTTTCCTTCCTTATCCGTGACGTTCCAGTATTCTCCGTTGGCTGTTATCTTGACATTGATAATGTAATCGTCAAGCTCAACTACAATATCACCCTTCTTTGCCCCGTTCTTGAGCGGCTTGGCAGGCATGGCACGCTTTCCTAATAGCGAGAATCGAATCGTTTCAAGGAAGTTGCTCTTTCCCGCCCCATTCTTGCCTGAAACCTTATTGACATTTTTAGCCGGACGAACATCAATCGCCCTTAAGTTGAGGACATTATTTATCTGCAATCTTACTATTCTCATTGGGTTTAGTCTCCTTTTCTATTTTTTCTCGTATTATTTTTTCAATCATATTTATGGCTTTATCACATTTTTCTACAAGTTCTTGTGAAGCTTTTATGAATGCTGGGTTGCAAACCATTTTCTTGTGTGCTTCAAGAATCATATTATTAAGTTTCTCTTGCTGCTTTGAAGTCTCCGGCAAACGTTCTGTGTAAAATAATGGGAACAGATTCCGTCTTGGGTTGAAATGTACTCTCAACTTATGCCAATATCGTAATGTGTGGTTATATATTACGTTCTTCCAGAGTATCATTGGGTTTGGTCTCCTGTTCTATATTTTCACTCATCTCATCAGTTTCAAATTCTAATCCAAAATCAGTGTTTCCAAATTGCGAAAGTTCACTGTTTTCTGTCAAAAATTTATTAAGTTTCCTTAAAGGATGATAAATCCCCCACCCTCCCATTGAAGGATAATATTTGGCCAAAAGAATTCTTTCACCTTTACAAGACAAATACATGCGATTGTTAGCCATTAATCCTTCCTTTCCAGTCTCATTGCCTTATTTGTTATATTTTTTTCCCAGTCTCATTTTTTCTTTTTCAACCTCAAAACTCTATATGAGCATGGCTCTACTACATAGCCCGCCCTGGCTTGTTCGAGATTCGTTATCAAATTGGTATCACAGAATCCCTCTTCTTTGCCATCGAGCAGAGCAAGTATCTCAGCCTGATAGAATGCTTTCTGTTTCGCACACGCCGATTCTTCTTCTTTCGCCTTTTGCCATGCGTCAATAATGTTCTGGGGTATAGCAACCGGCTCACCTTGCATCGGTCTGATACGCTTTACAACTTCAATATCCGGCACTACATTTTCCGGCGGCTTATCGGCAAGGACGTTCTCATGCCAGAACCTTACTGCCTGCTCACGGATCATCTTGACGATTTCTTCATCACGCTTGACAAAGAAGTAACTAAACCCGCGTCCGCCAAGGAAAGTCGGGACATGGCATAGTTCGGTATCATACGCCATCATGTGAACGTGCGACTGCAAACAGGTATATTCCGGCACTTCATCGGTATCTGCGTCACCCCATGGTAAGAATATCGGATGGTCAACGCCTTCTGTTTTAACTTCAACCGGGATATTCGTAGCTTTCACAAGCCCGTCCGTATGGTCAACAATCGGGGTATCCGGCACAGCACGCTCAAGTAATGTCGGGTCTGTTATTATCGGTTCGCCCAATCGGTTTTCGAGCCATTTCAGTACCGGGCTTTCAAGAAGATTGCCCGCCGATATATACGCCTCTTTCTTCTCTACTTCCTGAACCCTGCCTGTTTTGAATAACCAAAGGTCATAGGCATTTCCATAAGGGCTAAATCCAAGCAGTTGTGGAATATCACTGCTGCCCAACTGATTCCTGCGGTTGGCTAACTGTTCTGCTGTTATCGTCATTTTTTGTCTCCTGTGTTTCCGGGTGTTGCTGTTGATATAATTCTATAACTTGTCTCTGCTCACTATGAAGCCGCTCATATCTATCAATAAGCAAATTCAGTTCCTTCATCGTGTTATGCTGGTCGTTACGCAGCAAAGCGTCTTTAGCATCTTTTAGATGGTTAAGGGTAAAACTCATATTATTCCTACTTTTCCAATTTCCATTTTTCAATGAATTTTTTGAGCGGTTCTAATAACTCGCCATATTCTTCCTGGCCTTCATATTTATTAAAATATTCTTTAAATCGTTCGAGTGTTTTATATAATAATATATACAAACC